GGGCATAAGCTTCAGTAATTGGCATATCAGCTTCATACACACTAGCTGCCGTCTTTCCATTATCAAGTTCTTGAAAAATATCAGGTGCATCTGGTCTAACATAAATGTCAGCATCAATTACGCAACAGGCATCATAGTCATCAAAATAATTAAAAATATTTTCTTTTTCAAAGATAGGCATATAACCAAGTCTTTTCCAACCACCAGTTTTACCCTCACGTTCATTCATAAACGGGTCTGGCGCTAGACGAATAATAGGACCTATCTGTAACTTATAATCTGCCCCAATACGATTAGCATAAGCTTCGACAGATGAAGTACAATGCTCATACAATTTACTTTGTTGGCCAATGGCCACTTGATATATAAGTTTTTTCATACTAACCCCATTAGCTCATTCACATTTTCACCCTGATTGGGAAGCTTTTGTTTTAAGAAAAAATGGACAAAATTACATTCTTTGATTTTAGTATTGGCTGTAAATAATCCATTCCATTTCCAATGCAAGTCATGAACTTTCATATTTTCTTCTTTAATCCATACGTTCAACAGTGTTTGATCTGTTGACCATTTCCAATTACCCAATCCATCAATAAACGGCTTAAAACTAGGTCTTAATAAAAACTGACGTGGTGTTTCACCGTTTAGGTAATTAAGCAATGATTTATTAATAACCATCACACCCATGTTTCTGAATTCTGCACCACAGCCGCTAGGATGTTTCCAGTCAAATAATTTATTTAACGGTACCATGCCATACTGCTCACGAGAGTAATTAGCAATTTTTTTCTTATATTGGGGGGTTATAGGCATGTCTCTTTCAATGGAAGCAGAAAAATCAACTTTAGTTCCTACTTCTTCAAAGATAGACTCATTGCACTCTGGACGAATCCATACATCAGCATCAATAATAGCAACCTGATCATATGAGCGTAAATAAGTAAACGCGTTTTCCTTCTCAAAGATTGGAAGGAAACCACCATATTGTTCCCATGCTCTTGGGTTTCTATTTGTTTGAAATACATCAGGCTTGATCATAAGAATAGGTTGGCGCTGACAAATATAGTTAGCGCCAATCCTATTTGCGTATTCTTTTACTGAAGACGTGCAATGATCGTAAAGTTTAGATCTTTTTCCTGTGTATACCTGATAAATTAATGTTTTCATTGTAATACTCAATTATAATCTGGGCAATTTTCAGAGCTTCATCAAAATTAGATCTGAATCTATTACCTTTTTTTCCATGTTTTGTAAACCATTTTAAATTATCTATAGTACTTTCATGGCTATTCAATTTATAGTCTTGTGTATAGTTTTCCCACACACTACGTAATGCTAATACTTGTTCTATCGTATTAACCGTGTAGTTGTTGGTTGTCAAGGTCGTCATGGTCATATTGTTCATCATACATTACTTCTTTCAACAAGAGCTTTGAATTATTGTCTGTTACTTCGCGGATGCGTAAATCTTTTTCTATAGATTTAACTTTTTGCTTACCGCGTTTTTTATTACGGGGGTCGAAACGTGAATATTTTGTCATATGCCTTTCCTAGTAGCCTAACATTTCTTTTGTCATAATATAATCTCTTACAAAATCTGATCGGACAATGTCTTCCCAACCAAAATTTATAATCTCAAAATTCTTAAGCTGTTCTACGATCTGCAGAAACTTAACAATGCCTTGTTTTTCATCTTCATATTTAAAGTCACTTTGTTTATAATCACCACTAAAAATAATTTTTGTAGATCTACCTACACGCGTTATAACAGAATCAAGTTCGTGGAAGTTTAAGTTTTGCATCTCATCGACAACAATAATAGAATTATCAAATGTAGTGCCGCGTATAAAAGATGTTGACTCAAACTGTATCTGACCGCCGATAAGCATTTTGTTATATGATGCTTTGTCGCCAAATAGTTCGCAGCATATGTTTTTATATGGTGTGGTAAATGCGTCTTCTTTTTCAGCTTTAGTTCCTGGTAAGAATCCCATATCTCTTGTTGGTACCATAGATCGCACAATAATTAATTTATCATACTCAGTATCTTTGTCAAGTACGTCTTCAAGTGCAAGATATAATGCATTAAAAGTTTTACCTGTACCTGCTGTTCCTGTTAATACAAGATTATATCCTTCATCCCACGCCGCATAAGATTTCTCTTGATTTAAAGTAATTGGGTCAAATTGTAACAAGTCGTCTAGACGTACAGTCATAGAATTATTTACTGTTTTAATTCGTTTTTTCATTATGTCTCTATTGTATTACCACGACCTGATTTTTTCTTAATACCCTTCAGCATGTCATTCCATTCGGTCCCTGCCATTTTACGTGCAGTGTCACCGTGACCTGATATAAATTTTGCTGTTGAGAGTTTTTGTTTGTACTTACCTTCTGCAAGTAATGCTTCTCGTTCTGAGAGAGAAAGAGTCATATCTGTCTCTTCACCAGACTCGATGTTTATCATTGTGTAACTTGGCATGTGTTTATCCTATGTCAGCTGACTATATTATAACATAAAAAATAACCAGCTGACACAGTTATTTTCCTCCTATGAGACTTCAGCTATACGACTTGAAAGAAACTCGTGTTTTCGTTTGAGTTTCGACACTAGGTCTTTATTACCTTTCTTTACAACCTTATTAATATATTGTTCTAATTCCAGTAAATCGTTACGCAATCTTTCGAGCTGAATTTTACTCATTGGTTCTCCTATAGTTATTATTATTTTAGAATTAAACCTGGATATGCCTCCTGTACTAGTTTTTTTGTGATACCTTTTGCTGGCTGTTTTTTATCAATCATATTACACAACAACTCAGCGTCTTTAGGGTGAACAATCTCTAACAAATCGATAAAGAGTTTTTCACGGCGGAACGCAGGCATCTTTTCACCTGGACCGCCTTTCACCCAATTAGCAAATTTTCTATTATGTTTGAGTAAGTTTGATGGAACACTAGATTCCTCTGCTGGTTCATATGGCGGTTTACCTTCAGGTAATAGCCATTGAACACTATCATCAAATATACCACGAAGCACATCTTTCAATGCCCAGTTATTTTGATGCTCTTGAAGAATTTTAATCTTATCCGCCTTTGTTTTAGCAGCAGAAGCTTTTTCTATAATTTCGTGTACACGCCACGTAACTTTATTTACCATATCAAATGAATTCCTTAACATCTTCTAATAATCTACGACAGCGTTTATCGACAAGATATTGAAAAACCTTCTTAGAATTTTCTTTCTTATCTTGGCTGTTAAATGTATTTATAATATCCTGTTTTAGATCAGCTGGTGTTGATTCAAGATCTATTAACTTTCTGTTACGTTGAATGTTACGAAAAACATCCTGTCCTTGTGAGGTAGGATCTTCCATCAACGCCTCCATAATTGGCTTGCGTAATGGAGTTTGTCTTACACCGTCTACAAACACGTTATCTCCTGACAAAACATTTGGTACACCATCTGATGTATCGCCTTTCAGTATCAACTCAAGCAGCTGTTTTCTTGGATGCTCTACCTTTATATATTTCTTTGTCATAGGAGAAAACTGCGAAACGTTATTATATTTTTGCAATTGCGCAAAATCTTTATCAGCTGAAATAATCATAACATCTTCATGATTACCAAACTCTTGTGTATCTTCTACTAATGCAGCAATCACATCATCAGCTTCACAGCCTTCTATTTTAATAGTTTTATAGGGAAAGTGTTCACCTAGTTCTTCCCATACCATATTGATAACACGAAAGATTTCATTCCAATCCATTTTAGAATCTTTACGACCTTTTTTACGAGCGGCCTTATATTGTGGAAATGCTTTATAGCGCCAATTACCACCAGCATCACCTGCAATAACAACCTCACCAAATTTGTCTTTGAATTTTGTTCTATACATACGTATGGAGTTTAAAATCATATGGCGAATTAAGTTCTCATCAATGTCTAATTTCTGTGTAATGATATTAGAAATCGCGATGCCATTGTAGTCAATAATAATCATAGTAAATCCTATATACTGTCCCTAGCGTAATGCCCTTACTTATTATACACATTATTTCAGGGGTTGTACACTACTTTTTTATGTGTTTTGAATGTATTTTGCAACCAATAAATTCGTTATAGTATTCGTCGCTGAATAGAACATCCCTTGCAAATTGTTCTTTCGCTTCATAGTAGGAACACTCTCCCTTTGTTTTGCAAAGTTTTAGAATTTCTCTCTTGAAATTGTCATTTCCCTTAGATTCTACAAGTGTTTGTACTTCCCTACTGGAACCAAAATAGGTGCGCCAGTCGGACTCTACGCGCGTCTTAACGCGCCTCTTGCGGGTCTTAGTGATAGGTAAGGTCTTGGGTTTCCAAAAGAATTTCTTGCCAATATACTTCTTTCCAGTATCAAGCTCTGTTATCATATAGACAAAACCCTGATATTCTTCAGGTGTCTCATCATATTCTTTTCCATTATAACGCCACATAATTTATTTTAATTCTTTTCCTCTTTTGTCAAACCGCTGTAAAATTGTAAGTCTTTTTGGATCAAATATAACAAAGTTTTGTCCAGGTGTTTTCTTGTCTTTATTAAAAAATACTCCCTGGACACCTTTACTTTCTAAGTAATCAGATGCCTTCTTACTTTCGGCAGGACCAGATTTTCCTGTTCCATATGATGAACGTAAAGCTTGATAATAATATCTACCCTCTGTTCCTCTGGAATCATCATAGTCAATTGTTTTCAAAACGTTTTGAATAAACTTAGGTTGTCTATCAAATGGTAAGTCCCATCTCAACAGCTTATCAGTATCTATTGAAACTTTTAATTTATATAAAGTTGAGGTATTACTTTTAGAAAGTTTTTGATAATACTTTCCTACATCTATATTTTTAGAAATATAAATTCCAGAACCATATGCGG